ATTGGACTTATTGTAAGTGATAGTAAAACTTATGGTGATGCTTCCGATATTGCTTTAAATGTAACGGCAGTTTTACAAGCAGATTCTACAACCCGTGGATTCCTCCCACCCCGAATGACAACAACCCAAAAGAACGCCATTGCATCACCCGCCGCGGGATTGGTTGTGTACGATTCCACAACTAACAAACTATGTTGCTACAATGGTAGCACTTGGAACGATTTATTCTAATTATATTTGCATTCTATGACAAAGACACCAAAAGAAAAGGCGAATGAATTAGTTGAACTATTTACTTTTAATTGTAAAGAGTGCGACAATGCAATTTTATCGGCACAATTTGCAGTTAAAGAAATGTACAAAATAGCATCATTAAACGAAAATATACCACAAATGAATTATTTGTCGGATGTGCAAAAAGAAATTCAAAAATTATGAAGATTATACAGATAAACGCCCCCGTTAATTTGACATCGGGATTGAGCATCCCGAGTGGTTCAGTAGTTGTTATTGCCGAAGGATATTCGGATAACAAAAGCCAAAAAGACGGAGTAATCCCCGCGCAAATCGCAACCTTTGTTTTTGCATCGGTTGAAGCATTGGCACAAGGCAAAGCCCCGATTCAAGGCATTGAAGATTTTAACACCACATTTTCCAACCTGGAATTGTCGGTTGTGGCCTACGAAACCATCCCCGCTGAATCGTTATTGGTGAATGCCGTGTACGATGCCTTGGTAGCCATTTATGGTGCGGAGAATGTGGAACAAATAACCATCTAATCGTTTTATAGACATGAGTATTTCAGCAAGTTCATTTAGCGCGGGTTACACGGGTTCAAAGGTCGTATCAAACACAAGTGCCAACACGGGAAGATTCCGTGGGTTTGTGGTAAATGCGGATGCCGTTGTATCTGCAATTTTGGATCAATCCGCGGCATCGTTGATGACAACATTGGGATTGAGTGGTGTAACATTAAAGCAAGGCACATTCATTGCCGTTGCCGATGGTAGTTATATCAGTTCAATCACCTTGGCGAGTGGTTCAGTTGTAATGTACGGAGAATAATGTTTGGCGTTGGAGTTGGTGTACGGGTTGGCGGATTTACTGCCAGTGGTGGAGGTGGCTTTGACCCCGATGCACAAGCATTTTTTGACCGCGTTACCACTGCGGGTGGAACACTATCCACTACCGAAAAGAACGCAACCAACCAACTTGTACTTGATATGAAAAGTGCGGGTATATGGTCAAGTATGAAAGCCATTTATCCAATGGTTGGTGCAAGTGCCGCAGCGTGTGCGCAGAACTTAAAGAGTTCAAGTTTTACGGGTACATTTAGTTCGGGATGGACTTTTGCGAGTACGGGGGTTACGCCGAATGGAACGAGTGCGTATATGGATAGCGGATTAAATGCAAATTCAAATTTAACTCGTTCAAATCATCACATTTCTTTTTATTCAAGAACTCAAAATAGTTCTGGCAACTATTGGAATATCGGTGGGGAAATAGCACCAGCAATATCAAATTTGGGAGTTTATTTCAATGCAGTTAGTAACAAGGTTTTTTTATCGGGTAGTTATCCAACCTATGCAGCGTATACAAACATTACAAATACTTTAGGTCTTCATATTGGCGCACACACTTCCAGCACAAGTCAAAAAATATATCAAAATTCTTCACTATTGGCAACTAATACAATATCAAATACATTGTCAATGCCAAATCTTAATTATTGGGTAGGTGCTGCAAACAATAATGGTGTTGTAGGGTTGCCCGCACCGCATCAATGTGCATTTGCATCCATCGGTGACGGCTTAACCGACACACAAGCATCCAACTTTTACACCGCAGTTCAAGCGTTTCAAACAACCCTCGCTCGCCAAATCGCCCCTTAATTATGATAGGTTACACACTTACACCCGAACAAAAGGATTTGATACAAGGGCAATACTACGCACCTTATCAGTTTTTTAATTGCGTTCAAGATATTAACGGCGTTTGGTTTTTGTTTCTTTCCGATGAGGACAAACCCGAAGTTGCAATAACTGAATACGCTTGGGTTTTAGATTTACCCGAAGCCGAATACATCCCACCACCACCACCACCATTCCCACCTACTGAATAATGGCTACAATAAAAAAACCCAATGCCCTTCCCGTTTCGTTTGAGCAATTTCGTAAAAACCCGATTGCTGCCGTTTCTTTTTGTATGCTTGTGGCTGTTGGGTATTTGTATTTGGACCTTCGTTCGGGGTATAAAGAACAAATCGAAAAGGCAAACCAAAAGATAGAAGTTTTGGATGCCAAGATTGACAAACTAACATACGCCCTTAAAAAGTCGGATTCGTGTTTGGCAAGTGCCATGACCGAAATACGAATCATGCAAACAATGAAAAAACTATGAAAAACCTTTTAATCGTATTTAGTGCATTGTTTATCACTGGTTATGTGTTCACAATTGCCCACGCAAAACAAAGCCCACAGATTGACGAAATAGACGCGTTGCTTAACAAGGTATCAAAAAACCTACAAAGTGCGGGAGAAGTCACCAAAATGGCTCAAACGATGAACGCGGAGATGGTTGAATCAAAGGTTGCGGAAAAGAAGGCATTGGAAAAAGAAGTGGCAAAGGCAGAATCAAAGATTGAAGCAATGGCAACCACGATGATGTTCATGGGCGTTGATACTTCTTTGGTAGGTATGGACACCGCATCCATTGCAAACATGATGCGATTAAACGGAATCAAATAATGGCAACCAAGGTTAAGAGTAATACTACGACATTTCGTGTGAAACCCAAAAGAAAGTTGGGCAGACACACGAAGCACATCAATAAACACAAGTCAAAAAAACCAAGCGTTGGACAAGGATGAACAATTTTAAGACAAACATCACTGGCATTGTAGCCATTTCAATTTTGGCATTAAGTTATGCCATATTGTTTTCAATTATCTTTTGGGATTTCCCAACGGATCAAAAGGACATTTATTTTACCATTGCGGGTGGGGTAACATCCATCGTGACTATGGTGGTATCATTCTATTTTGGCGCATCAAAGAAACAAGATGAAAATTAAACAAGTACCATTTAGGGCATACAATCGCGAAGCGGTTAAAAAGACCCAGGTGTATTTACACCACACGGCGGGAAATGGAAGCGGTGAACAAACCTTTGCGTATTGGGAAAAGGTTGCCAACAAGGTTGCAACTTGTGTTGCTATCTCAACAGACGGCACAATCGTTCAAGGTTTTGGAAGTGAGTATTGGGCGTACCATTTAGGGCTTGGTACAAAACATTTCATGGGGCATGGTTGCCCGTATCTTCCTTTGGATAGAACATCCATTGGTATTGAGGTTTGCAACTGGGGTCCGTTGACCAAAAAAGGCACAAAGTATTACAACTATGTGGGTGGTGAAATACCATCGGATGAAGTGACGGAACTTTCAACCGCCTACAAAGGATACAAGTTATGGCATAAGTACACAGACGAACAGATTCAATCCGTTAAGGACTTGTTGATCCTATGGAATGAAAAGTACGGCATTGATTTAACCTACAATGAAGATATTTGGGTAGTAACCAAACGAGCATTGAAGAATGAACCTGGGGTTTACACACACAATTCAGTTCGCCCCGATAAGGCGGATGTGTACCCATGCCCTAAATTGATTGCCATGTTGCAGTCACTCACAAAGGATTAAGGCCATTCACAAATAAAGGGGATTAATTTTCCCTTTTTTTGAATCTTTTTCTATTTGGAATTTGGAATTACAAATGTAATGGATGTATATTTGCTACATCAAATAACACAAACGACTATGACAAACACAAACTTCACAACCGCAGAATTGAAAAACAACATCAACACTTTCCGTAAAATTCACGGAGATGAAAAAGCATTGAACAAATGTTGCGTAATCACAAAAAGGTATTTCCAAGCAAATGAAATTAAAGAAATTTCAATATCTACCTTTTCACAACTGGTTTCAATTGACAAGGATTATTCAAAAATGATTTTGGTAAAATTGAATTTGGACATTTTTAACAAAAAGGCGGGGGCTTAATTGCCCCCACTAATTTGGAATTACAAATAACAAATCGTATATTCGCATAAGACAAATAACATGGATATCATTTACCTAATCATCGTTGCCCCTATCACCATTGCGGTGATGTATGCGTGGCATTGCATCAAACAAAATTCAAAGCGTTTCCAAAACATCGAGGAAGCCAAGCCCTACCAATTTGAACGCGATGAAATCATCCCCGAATTTGATGAGTTCACCCAAATGTTGTACCAACGCAGAATGTACAAAGGGAGGGCCGACAAATGAAAACCCTTTACACCTTAAACTTTCTTTTTGTTGATGAAATGCATAAAGTGATTGAAATAATCAAGAAAAGCGAATACATGAGCGAAGCCATCACGATTGTGGAAAAGCGTTATTTCAAATCACAAGGCACGGACATTGATAGCGGTGCAATGGTTTTGGAATTATCCGACATTGGGTGGTTGTACAACCTGGGAATGGCGGCGGGGCATAGCAATATACCATTTTAATTTTATGACAACATACGAAGCATTAAACGAAGTATTCAGCAAATCAAACAAAGAGTTATCCGAGTTATTGCAAACCAATTATTACACAGTTACGACATGGAAATTTCAATTCAAGCGTAACGGGTTATCAATGGAAAAGCAATTCGAGATTTTACAAAAACTAAATTACAACCTAACAAATCAAATATCATGGAACAAAACAAAAGAAGTGCGGTAACCAATGTAACCGCCAACGGAACTTACAACGGCCAGTATGGTATGTTGTACAAATTTCAAATTTCATTCGCCAACGGAGATGTGGCAGAGTACAACGCCAAAACCCAAAACCAAACCAAATTTGTGGTGGGCCAGGAGGTGGACTATGTGTTAACGGATCGGGAATACCAAGGCACAATTTATTACAAGTGTAAACCCGCCGAGGTTCAACAAAACGCATTTCAAGCATCAAAACCAAAAGATCCCGACACGGGCAAACACATCATGCG